CCTTTTTAAATGGGTAGCTTGTATGCTTTTCACATTACCACAATCACATTTGCATATCCATTTAGTTCTTCCTTTTGATTTTGCATCTTTTTGAATTACTGTCAATCTTCCAAATTTACAACCGCTTAAATCTTCAAATTTCATATCTTTCACCTCGATTATATTATATCACATAATCAAGGTAACAACAATATTTAGTTTTCCTCGAATTAACCCACTGTTTTATGCTACAAATTTCTTTGTAACCGAGCAATTTAACTTACCCAAGTTTTGAGCATTCAACATCATATCTGCATATAAATTCATGGTTTCCACAGATTTATCGCCATAGATATTCATAGCGGTAGAAAGTCCATCAACCGCTGTATTTGTATCCGTGAAACCGGCTATGGCCGCTTTGGATGCAACTTCAACATACTTAACAGTATCCTGAGTAACTTCACCCATTGCGGAACCCATTGAATACACTGATTCATTTAATTCCCCTGTGGCTATTCCAATTTTATCTGAGAGGCTGAGAATATCATCTTTAAGCTTTGGAATATTAAGCTTATTAGCAGTATCGAGGGTGGATATTTTATTAATTCCCGCCTCAAAATCTCCAAATACCTTAGTAGCAGCTACTCCAAAACCAACTAATGGGGTAGTAACTCCTAAAATCAAGTTTGTACCAAGCTTAGATAGTCCACCACCTAATGTTGATATCCTATCCCCCAAATTTTGTGAACTATCTGTAAGTTGCCTAAAATCATTCCACACTGAAGATAGCTGGCTTCTAAATCTACTTGTATCCAAATCTAAATATGCTATGGCTTGACCTACATTAATCAATCTCTCAACCTCCCTTCTAACCTTGCTATTAATTCTTCACTTGACATTCCTTGGGATTTTAACTTTCGTTCTTCCACAGACCAGATATTATCCGGATGAATTAAATTACCCTTTTCATCTCGGGCATTTGCCATTTGATGAATTAGCATGATTGCCTCATCAATGCAAAAAGCTGTATATTCATCTTCAATCTTTAGAATTGAGCTCGGCAATTTTTTGTAAAATTTGCTCATATTGAGCAATCTTAGTGCTGTTTTGGATCTCACGAAAGTATTTTAGTTCTTTGACACCTCCAACGACATACTTGTACAGTTCTCCGATTTGTACTTCTGTGAGCTGTATATCATTTTCTTTTAACTCTTCAAAAGTTGGGCTTACCAAAGTAGCTTTTACGATACCATCATAAATCTCTTTTAGTTTAGCCATTTCAATGTCTTTTTCTTCTTTTTTTCCAAAGAATAGATCATTTACATCACCTATTAATTCATTGGGAATATTACCACTGGTAGCCAATGTCAACAATGATGGTCTTCTCACTTCAACATTGAAAGTGCCTTCTCCTGAAAAATCTGATATTTGAATTATCTGAGTTTTTACTTTCTTTAATTCTTCAATAGTAATTGCTTTTAATGTATTCTCCATGTTTAATCTCCTTTATGAAAAAAGGGAGCTAATGCTCCCTTGGTAATTATTCTGGTAGTGAGTCTAAAACTTCTATCTTTATAGGTTTTTCTCCTATTTTAGCAGCTGTCTTTATTGAATATGAAGGTGTAACCCATTCGCCGTTCTTAAAAGAAAATTCCGCAGGCTTTCCTTTACCATACTCAAATGTAGTCTTCAAATATGATACATTACCACCGTTGGCATCTTTTTGTTCTGAATAAATCATAATTTTAAAGAGTTCCCTTTTTGTTTCTTGTCCCACAGCTGGACCTTCATAAGACTGGAATGTCGTACCAGTTTTATATGTTACACTTCCACCATCTATCAAAGCAAATACTTCCGGTGACATAGCAACTTCTTTGAGTGTCAATTCATAGCCCAATACCAAATCTTCAAGCTTGTTTTGTGCCATAATGGTATTAAAAGACCTAAGTATGTCTTCTTTGCCTTCAGACACAAATGGTTTACAAGTAATTTCATCAGCAGTTTTTATCCTATATTGTTTTGTTGGTGTTCCAGCTCCGCCACCGGCAGGATAGTTTTCTATCTCTACTCTAACTATATTGGCTATAGGTATTGGTTTCAATTCTTTCATCGCCATGACTATATTCCTCCTTTGGCTTTCATCAAAATATATTGAATACTAAAAGAGTAAGCCTTTATATCATCTTCATAAATAACAGGTGTTTCTAACCCTGTTTTTTTAAGATAATCAAGCTCACTCAATACTTTTACTAAACTTAGTCTATAATCTTCCAATTTTGAGTATTTTCCCTTTGGAAAATAGACTAATATATCGTATATCCCATTACTGTGGCTATCTTTGTTAAGCTCTCCAGCATTTCTTAATACCATATAAGGCTCTGTGCATACTCCCTCATGTTGGGCAGGAGAGTACACATCAAAGCCTTTTGATTGTAAATATTTATAAATTTTTTTCCACATATTCCTACCCTAACAAATTACGCATGCCTTCCAATATATCGTTTGACATTGCAAGTAATGTAGGATGTAAGATCGCATATCTCTTTTCGTTGGCAAGTTCAAGCCAAATGGAGTAGTCCATATTTCCAGCAACATAGCATCGCATTTTATTTCCATGCCATTCCCCACCACCTGTGATAGTTTGTCTCGCTTTTCCTGTCCTATCAGTCCAAGGCGCATTAGCTTTTGCATGTGCTTCCATTTTTTGACCTGCTGAATTGCCATACGTTTCTACCCTCTGTACCATTTGGTTTTCAAAACCTAAGATTCCATTTGATATACCGTTTAAATCCCACCTCATTACTTAATCACCTCACAATACATGTCAAAATATGCACTTTCAAATTTTCCTAAATCAATAATCTTATACCTGTCTAAATTGTATACAAATTCATCATTTACCCGAATCTTTTCACTTTCTACATCTCTTGCCATCATAAGTCTGTAAGGTGTTCCAGATGCCGATGTCGAAACTGTTTCTCCAGATATAGATACATTTAAATTAATACCTTTACTTTTTTCATAAAAATAGGCTAAAACTGTTGTAACTACTGTATTATTTTCACTTTCTCCAAATTCATCTTTGGTATATCTATTGATTTGAACAGCTCCACCGAACTCTTTGATTATCTCAGCTATCTCTTGAGATGTAATGAACTCTGTATTCATATTTCATCAGCTCTTTTCATAATCATAAATCCACCTTTTTTTCTTTCAGTAAATCCAAGTGCTAATAACTCATTTGCAACATCTGCATAAATTCCAGCCTTTATACCTGCTAATATCTTTTCTTTTTGAACATTAGCCAAATTAAGCCAATATTCCCTATTGTTAGGTTTTTCAAGTCCTGATGGCAATTTAATACTATCAACTCTTGCTTTTTTAATTAAGCCATCATAGACTGCTAAATCAATAATATTAAGATTTTTTTCAAGTAAAAAAGCAATCTCATCTTCTTCAAAGAAAGGAAATTTCCTCTCTTCTAAATCAAACTTGATTGCTTTAAGGGCTTTTATTTTTTCATCTTCAGATAAAAACCTTGACATATTAATCACTATCCTTTAAAGCGTCTATAAGTTCAGCTTTTTTCATTTTGTTATAATTTTCAATACCTTTTTGTTTTGCCAAGGTTTTTAACTCATCAACTGTATTATCTTCTAATTCTTCTGTTGATGTGATATCAACTTTAGTTTCACCTTCTTTGAAAGGCCCGTATCCAAGTGTTTTATAATCTTGTTCAAATACTCCTTTCGTGACATCTAAAATCTGTTTACCGTTAGTTATTTTCATACGCTCCTCCATTTCTTTAATAGAGAGCGATTTAATCGCTCTCTATAGTTCTGTGTCTAATATGAAAAGTTCATCCATTCTTTCAAATGATGGGAGTGTTATCATAGATACTTTTGTCTCTACATTAACTGGGTCAGTCTTCTTAGTAGTAGTTATAGCCATACCCGTATTCACTATAGATACATCTGCATCCGTTCCTGACATTAGGTCAGATTCTTCAGGAGTAGTACCGAACATAGTTTTTCCTAATGTTCCTTCAGGTATAATAGCTACTGTACTATCAGGGATGTACTTCTTATCTGCTCCTGTTTCATCTTTGAACATTTTATCGTATATCTGAACAACTACTTGTAATTTGCTCTTCATATATTGTTTAACCATTTCCTCGGTTAATATGATATGTTCCCCAGATAGAACATTCATATCTTTTTTAATACCCTTATTCATCATAAGATTATTAAATGTTACCGAGTTCATTATAAGCCTATTTGGTTTCGTTCCAGTATCTGTAGCTATTTTTAACTGTGCTTTTTGGATATCTGCTATTGGATTTGCTGTATCGTGTTGGCTCCAAGATGCCACAACTTGACCTTTATGTTCACCTGACATTTTGTAATCATAATCTAAATCTACTCCATTTGCAGTAACTGCAATTCTTCCTGATGTAAGCAATTGCATTCTTAGCCTTTCCTCTTGTGCTACTGCACCATCAACTAAAGTAGTTGCATCGTCAAATATTTTAGATAATATCAAATCAAGATATTGTGTATTGCCACTTCCTAACAGTTTATTTAGTTCCTGTCTGTCTTTTTCTTTTACAAGTATTCCTTCTTTGAAAAACGGCATTTCTGTTTCTATCTTTGATAATCCAACTCTATCCCTTAATGTCACATTAACATCAAAAGCAGATGGTTTTAGTACTACAGGCAATCCCCCTGCACCTTTTATCCAACTCAAATCAAGTCCTAATGTTTTACTTCTCGGAAATAAAACTTCCCCAAGATAAGGTATTTTATTACTCATTTTTTCTGTGTAGTATGCTGCAATTTCTTTAGCAGAAACTATTTCATGAATTGATTTCATTTTATCATCTCCTATCCTATTTCATAAATTTAATCATTGTTAATGCCCCTTGAGCTGCTGATGATGGAGCTGTTGCTACTTTATTTAAATCAACAAATCCCCATAAAAGCATTGAACCTGTTGCTTTCCCATGTGTTACATCAACATCATATAGTAATATGCCTTCTGCTGTCGCTGTATCATCTTTAACAACTGGTTCATTAGGATTTTCCAATACTTTTTTTGTCTTACCTTTAACTGGAGTTCCAGCTTTTACAATTTTCTTACCTTCTGTTGCAACTATCCCTGCATCATCTACTATTACTGATGTTGCTACATAAGGATCAAATTTAAGTATGTTTTTTGCTGCAGGTGCGATCTCTACGCTATTTGGCGGAGCGCTAGCGGATAGATACGGCCTAGTTAGACTCATCAAAATAAGCCTAAGCATCGCCGCACCGCTAGTCGTGCTAATGCTCTTTATTGACAGCTACGCGCTATTTCTCGCGGCCTCCATGTGCGTGAGTGGCTACATCAGCCTATCTTTTAGCCCTTCAACCCATTTGCACAGCTTTATTTGCCAAATCAGATCAGCTTATAGGTTTAGTCAGGCGTAACGCTTGGCCTTAGCATAACAATCGGCGGCATATTTGCGACGGTCATCGGCAAAATCGCTGACATCTTTAGCCTTATACACTCATTTTACTTTATCGCAGTAGTATCGCTTATATGCGCGGTTTCTAGCTACTTTTTAAGGCCAGTCACGAGATAAATAAATACCAAATTAAAATAAATTAACCTGATTTAAAATATTTAAATATTTTTTAGACTAATTACAATAAAATAACTAATTTAATTTAAGGAGTAAATTTGGAACCGTTACAACAAGAAAAAAAATATATGTTAAAAAGTGCCAGAGAGTTGGGGATTATATCTTGTATTGTGGCGATATTTAAGTATCTAGTTTTC